GCGAGCGGCACGATCACCGCCTCGCAGGCGCTCAAGATCAGCTATACCTATGCGACCACGGCGGCCGAAACGGTCACGACAGGCCAGATTGGCGACTGGGTCAAGCTGGCCAACCGGCGTATCAGCAATGTCGTCGTGAAGAACAGCGCGGGCTCGACGACTTATAACGCGGGCACCGACTACGTTGTCGACGCCAAGCCGGGCTTCATCAAGCCGCTACCAGGCGGCACCATCACCGAAGACCAGGATCTGAAGGTCACCTATTCATGCGCGGCGCTCGCCGGCACCACGGTGCAGGGTTCGGTGGTTCCGTCGAAGTTGCTGCGCGTCGAGCTGCAGCTTGCCGACCTGGTCGACCAGTCCGAGAGCTATCTGATCATTCCGCTGTACCAGGCTGCCTCGTCCGGCAACAAGGATCTGATGGGCAAGACGGTGATCAACGCGGATCTCAGCGGCGCCATGCTCGTGCCGCCCGAGGGCACGGACATCGCCACGGAAACCGGCGGCGCGCCGTACATCATCACGTCGCTCGCTGCCTGATTCGTTTCCCGTGAACTGCGGCCACGGATGGCCGCCTGCGCTTATGAGTCCCCATGGCCTTCCGTGTCGAAAACCTCGAAGCACTCGCCCTCGGCAAAGGGAAGCTCGAACGCCTGCGCGACGGCGGCGTGAAGGTGCTCGAGCGCGCGGCGAGCACGCTCAAGCGGCGCCTGCCGGCGCAAGCCAAGCGCGATATCGGTGCGCAATACAATCTTCACTCGCGCGAGATCGGTAGCCGCCTGCGCTGCACCGGCGATCGCACGAGCGTCACGCTGACCGGTCTTGGCCGCAATCAAACGCTGATCAAGTTCGGTGCGAAGCAGCCCAAAGGCGGCTCCGGCGTGGTCGTGCAAATCGAGAAAGGCAAGACGCTCAATATCGCGCACGCCTTCATTGCCACGCCAACTGGTAGCGCCGCCGGTGCCGGTCCGCAAGTATTCGTTCGCACCGGCGTCATTCCGGCAACAGCGGCCAAGCTTCAGGTGTTGGCTGTTATCGATAGTTCGCACGTTACTCCTGTGCATCAAAACCGCCGGTCGCAAACAGATCGGCATGGCTACCCGATCGCGGTGCTCGGCGGCCCAGCTGTCGCCGACATGCTCCGCGATCCTGGCCGCGAAGATCGCTTGAGCGAATTCGTGCAGAAAACATTCGCTGCGGAAGTCGATCGCCTGGCTGACGTTGCAAAGAAAAAGGGCTAGCCCGCAATGGCCACACGCGACGAAATCATCAAATACCTTTTCGAAGCCCAGCAGATAGGCATCGATGAGGTCATCAAGCTGCTCGAGGGCACGAAGCAGAAATCCGAGGAAGCCGGCAACGCCTTCGAGTTTCTGAAGAAGCATATGGCGGAGATTGTCTCCGTTGCCGCGGCCGTCGAGATCGCGTTCAAGGGCATCGAATTCGGCAAGGAATCGCTCAAAAACGCCGAGGACGTCGAAAGCTCACTCTCGCGCGTGCGCGCGCTCGCCGGCGATGCCGCGCAGCAGTTCGGCGATATGCAAGAGGCGGTCGAGAAAGCCGCGCTAGCAGTCAACGTCACATCGCAAACATCCGCCAGCGGCCTGGCCGCACTGGTCAGCACCGGGCTGAGTGCGAAGAACGCGATCGACGCGCTCGTCCCGACACTGCAGCTGGCAAAAATCGCCAACATCGACATCGCTCAGGCGGCCGAGCTCGTCGGCAAACAGCTCGATGCATTCCATCTTCCGGCGAGCGATGCGCAGAAAGTCGTCGACGAGCTCACGCAAGCCAGCCATGGCGCCGCCGGTGGCCTTGGTGCAATGTCTAGCGCTGCCGCGCAGCTGGCTCCGGATGCGAAAGCGCTTGGCCTGTCGTTCACCGATACGGTTTCGATTCTCGGCCTGCTCAGCAGCAAAGGGTTGGATGCGGAAAAATCCACGCGCGGTCTGCGCACCATTTTCCAAGAACTACAGGATCCGACCAGCAAGCTCCGTGGTGAGCTGGGCGCCCTCGGCGACTACACCGGCGATTTCGACAAGGCAATCACGGCGCTCAACGGGAATACGCCGCGCGCGCATCAAGCGCTGCTCACGCTCAGCGGATCCTCGCGCACGCTCGTCGAGGTACTCGGCCAGGCCGGCCCCGAAGCGCTGGCGAAGTTCAACGCCGGCCTGCAGCAAACGGAAGGTGCCGCCGAACGCGCCGCGAAGATCCTCGATGACAATCTGAAGGGCGCATCGACGCGCTTCGGTCTGGCGATTGAGCAGATTGGTGAGAAGCTGGCCCGGCCGGTACTTGAGCCGTTCAAGCAGGAATTGGAGAAGCTCGCCGGCGAGCTCAACAAGTTCGCCGACTCCCCGGATTTCAAGGACATCGAAGAGCAAGTCGCCGGGATGGCCAAGGATGCGGCCACGGCGATCGACAAGCTGATTCATGGCATCGATTGGAAAACGTTTCTAGCTGACGGCAAGGATGCGCTTGGGCAGATTGGGGACAAGCTAAGCTCGTTGGCCGAGACTGCTGGCACCATTGCAACGGCGCTCAACAAAACGTTCGAGGCGATCGGGGGTACCTATCATGCCGCCGCCACGGTTATTGACGGGGCCGTCGGACAGATTGCCAAAGCTGGCGACGTCATCGTCGATATCGCGCAAAAAACCGATGCCGCATCGGAGGGTGCAGAAATTGCGGCGCGCAAGTTCGAAAAGCTGCATTCGGTATTTCAATCTGTCGGTGGCGAGGCATCGGCTCAGGCTGCTGAACATATTGAGAAGCTCGGCGACGATCTGGGCGCTCTAGTTGACGCCACCGATAAGGCGGCGACAGCAACAAAGTTGCATGGCGATGCAGCTGCAGCAGCAACAAGCAAAATCACCGAGCAAGCCCAGGCTGCCGACAAATATGAGCAAGCCGAACAGCGCTTAGCGGACGCTGCTGCTGCTGTAGACAAGGCCGCCGCCGCGCAAGCCGAATCCGCGCGACACGCAGCGCAGGCGAACCAAGCATTCGCTGAAACTCTGCGTGTGGCTGCGGATTCGTCGAGGACCGCCACGGCGGACGTCAATGCACTGAAGACGGCGTTTAGCGCATTGAAGATTTCCAGTCAGCAGGATTTGCAGCAGGCGGCGACCGATGCGGCCTCGGCTTTTGCGGTGATCGATAAGAGTGCCGCGAATACAGCTGAGGGGCTCGCGGATCGGCAAAACGCATTTCTCGCCTACGCCAAGGCCGCGCTAGCGGCATCCGCGCAGCTCGATGTCGGTGCGCGGGCATCCATCCAGTACCAGCTTGACTCAAAGGCTTCCGTGCTTGGCGTTACGGAAGCGCTGGCAGATATGGAAAAACAATCGGATGCCAGCGCAGCCGCTCTCACAAGCGATGCCAATCGTGAGGCCGCGTCTTTCGATCGCGCAAGAGAAGCTGCCGATCGTGCCGCCGCGGCGACACAGAGCGCTGGTAATGAAGCGCAATCGACCGGCGAAAAATACGATCGCTTCAAGGACAAGGGCGAGGAAGGTTTCGCTGATCTGACCCAAGCGATCGCGCGGACGCGTTCCGAATTCCTATCTATCTCGGATGCCGCCGCCAAATTTTACGATACCGTCCTCGATGCTTCGTTCAAGCTTGGGCATTCAGACGATGGTTCCGGCTTCGATCGCACCGCACGCGCAATTCAGCAGGCGGTAGAACAAACGACGAAAAAGATTGCTGATCAGCGGCAGGAGCTCAACAACGAAATCGCCGGCATCGATCAGCTCGGCTTCAAGGCCGAGAGCAACTTCGGCGTCTTCCGCGGCAACGTCGAGCAGACCACGAAGCAGCTCGACAGCATGATCGCGTCGATTCAGGACGGCACCTATGACGCCGGCCTGCTCGGGCAGCAAGACCTCGGGCCGCTGCTGCAGTCGCTGCAGGCGGCCAAGCAACGCATGGATGCGCTCAAGGCCGCGACGGAGCAGGCGAACCAGCAGCTCGCGGACCTGAGCCAGCAGCTGCAGGACGAACGCGACCAACAGACCGGCAACCAGACCGATATCGAAAATCGGCGCTACGAAAAGCAGGTGCAGCAGATCAAAGACCTGGCCGACAAGGCCGACGCGGCCGGCAAGGCGCAAGCGGAAAAAGACCTGCAGCTCGCCGAGCAGATCCATCAGAAAAAACTCAAGGACATCGCCGACGAAGCGAATGCGCGCAATGGCGGCGGTGGCGGTGGTAGTGGTGGCGGCGGCGGTTCGTCACCGGCGCCCACGGGCGGTGGCGGAAGCAATCCGCGCGGCGGCGGCGGCGCGTCCGGCTCGGGTTCGGCCGTCGCCGGTGTGCCCGGCATCACGCATCACACGACGATCAACGTCAACGGGCAATCGCTGGACGTGTATTCGGATGCGCCGAATGCGGACGCACTGCAGTCGCTCGTGCAGCAAATGCGCTTCGCCAAGTCCCGCACATGATCACTCTCGTCACCACCAGCGGCACCATCAACCTGCCAGGCGATCTCGTCTGGCAGGATGAATTCAAGTGGTCGCCGGTGGCCACGGCCGTGGCTGTCACGCTCGGCGGCGCGCTGATCGTCGAGAAATCGACGCAGCTCGCCGGCCGGCCGATCACGCTCGGTGGCATTTCCAACGCGGC